GGGTGTTTACAAATTGGTAAATTTCAAACCCGTACATGTTCGTAATCTTACCGGTTTCGTATTGATAGAATTGGTTCGCAAACCGTTGATCCAATTCCAATAAATCATTAATATGATCCGGGCATAAAACCAGACGGCGTCCATCGAGTGGAACCTTTGCTTTATCCAGCGCGCGTTTAAGCTTTAACACATCCTTTATGGTCAGCTTTAGGCGTCCGGTTCCGTCATCTTCCCCGGTAGTAACAAGTACCGGAGTCGTGCTCGTATTCGAGTTCGGACAAAGAGCGTGAGCCGCTTTTGTAAACTCGGCATCCGCAATGGCATTTCGGTGACTTTCTTGCACGCGGGACATCTTGTCATAACTGATCGCATGTAGTTCATCGTCTGTAAGAGGGGTTACTTTTGTCTGAAACTTGTCTAGCGAAATTGCCTTATCGCTATCCGTCAAATTCTGCAAGTCGATAGGATAGGTCGTATTATTAATCAACACGTCAGGATCCACGCCGACATCCACGAGATGGATAACGTCATTTTCCACTACCGCGGAATTATCCGGAACATCGGCCAACCAAGAACCATCCAGTCCGGCACGAAGGCGTTTAATCATTTCACCCGTCCAAATTTCAGTCAACACACCGTCGCGCAACGCACCAGTGGGAGCGAAGCCGGCAGAAACACCAAAGGACACAACATTACAGCCGATAGCGCACGCTAAGGCACTGGTACCCAAAAGAGGGGCAAGAAACACACCAACCACACAGTTAAATAGTATGGCGGTCAAAGTAGTCATTAATAACTTTTTCATACTCAACATATTTTTATACGGGACATTCTACACCATATTCGGCGGCATACAACACGCGATATTTTTTAATGTCGCTTTCTTTTAATTGCATTTGCTCGTCCGGGGACAGGTCACCCAACTTTTTAGCTTCTCCGGAAGTGGTAGGAGCGCCCCCTTGATGCCCCATAACCATAGAACTAAGTTTTACGGCCGGCTGCATATTATTCAGAAGTTTCTCCAGGTCTTTGGCACCGAGCTTTGCGCCCATTTCCACAAACTCCGTTTTTTTATCAGCCGTTAATTTATTCGCATTAATAGCCGCATCTACCATTTTTTCGATTGATCCATCAGCCAACTTTTTGTTTTCAGCCTCTAGGGTCTGTTTCTCCGCCGTAAGATCTTCGACCTGTTTCTGCAAGTCCGTAACGGTTTTACTTCCGCCGGCCTGCAACTCTGCGATTTTTGCATTAATCGCCGCTTCGTCCGCCGTTTCAGGCAAACCAAGTTTCAGTGCTAAAATTTTCTGATCCATGTTTTTTGTTTTATTGTTATCTAAAAGCGGGAGCGCGTTTTCCGCGCCCTGACCGCAAGTTAATACTTGACCGTTGCGGGTCAGTCTGATAGCATCATCGTTAGCACCGATGTCTACGAGACTGACCTCGCATAATTTTGATTTTGTTATTGTCGGTCGGGTTTGACCGACGACCAGCAATTGCGGATCGTCGGATAATTCCATTATGTCAATTCCTATTGAAGTCATACGAATAGAACCTTTATCGAATTGCTGTTTAAGCTGCTTCGACAGGTCGGTTACTTCATCAAAAACAAGTTCGCATGTTACCTCGTCGCCTTCTTTCTTGACGTCATTTGCATAGCCTACCACATTGCCGCGCTCGTGCATCCATAGTAGCACGGGGTTGCGCTGGTATTGGTCTATGTCCAGCCCGTCGGTCATTACCCGCGTGCCGTAGCTGTTTAGGCTGCTATTCGTTATTCTTACTCGTGACATATATCTTATTTTTAAAGAGGCATAACCGTTGTTTCAATAACATATTTCACAACTTTATCACCTGTATTTGCTGCAATATTACACTTCTTCACGCACCCGTCCAAAAAAGTGTGCAACGGTGACGTACTAGTGTGTAGGGCATGCTTTGTTTTTTTGTGCTATGCCTGATTATTAGCAATTTTGCATTACAAATAATGCGTTTATGAAAAAATCAGAAATTGAAAACAAAAAGTCTCTGGCCCGCACCTTATTCCTAAACGGGCTTGAACAAACAGAGATAGCCGAAAAAATAGGCGTTAATAAAAATACGGTTTCCAAATGGTGCGTCTCCGAAAGTTGGAAGGAGCAACGGGCGGCCACGCAAATAACACGACCGGAGCTGGTCAACAAGTTGCTGACCACGATAGACATCATGTTAACGCAAATCCAGGAAAGTAATAACACCGACCTGATCGCTTCGGTGCCGGACAAATTGGCAAAGCTGGCGGCGGTTATTCAAAAATTGGATAAAAAAGCAAACACGGTTGATGCCATTGAAGTGTTTATGGCTTTTTCGCGATGGCTTGAATTTAGATCGACGACCGATCCCGAAGTTACCCCTGAACTTATTAAGGCATTCAATAAATACCAGGATAAATACATCATGTATAAGCTAAGCACTAACTCTTAATATCATGACTGCGGGAGAACAAAAAGAAGCATTATCGCGCTGGCGGGAACATTGTGAGCACGTCCAAAAAATGACCGCTTTGTCCGGGCACGAAACGGAGGGCGAAAAGAGGGCGCGCATTAAACGCCTTCAAAACAACTATGCCACCTTCTGTGAATATTATTTCCCGCACTATCTGACACAATACGATAAGACTACGGGCGAAGCGTTAAAAACGGTACGCAATGCGCCGTTCCACAACATCGCAGCAAAGAAGGTAAAAGACACACCTAATTTGAAAGCCGTATTCATGTGGCCGCGCGGACATGCAAAATCGACACACTTCGACGTATTTATACCGCTATGGCTTATTTTTCAGCCTAAAAAGCTGATTAATGTAATGGTTATTGTCAGCAAGTCGGAAGACGCGGCAAATGGGTTGCTGGGCGACATTCAGGCGGAACTAGAAGCCAATCAAAGAATTATTAACGACTTCGGACCGCAAAAGAGCGAGGGGGACTGGCAAGAAGGATCTTTTGTGGCACGCTGTGGCGTGGCATTTTTTTCCCGCGGCCGCGGTCAGTCACCGCGCGGACTCCGATATAAAGAGGCCCGTCCCGACTACATTGTTATCGATGACCTGGACGACGATGAACTATGCCGGAACGAACGCCGCGTACACGAAATGACCGAGTGGGTCAAAACGGCTCTTTTCGGCGCTCTGGATGTTGGACGAGGTCGTTTTATCATGGTGGGAAACTTGATCAGCAAAACTTCGGTATTGAAAGAATTCGCGGAAACAAAGGACGTTTATCTCTCCAAAGTTAAAGCGACCGACGCGACGGGAAACCCGGTATGGCGCGAAAAATGGACAAAAAAAGAAGCGGAAGAAATGCGCATTTTTATGGGCTACCGCAATTGGGAAAAAGAGATGATGCACAACCCGATAAAAGAGGGCTCCATCTTCAAACGCGATTGGATCAAGTATAAAAAACTGCCTCCACTCCACCGCTATGATCAATTAATCGTATATATAGATCCTTCTTTCAAAGGCACCACGAAAAACGACTATAAGGCCGTCAGGTTCTGGGGAAGGCTGGGAAAAGAGTTTCATTTGATAGATTGCTATGTCCGTCAGGATAGTGTCCGAGGGATGGTGAGGTGGTGCTATAACCTTTGGGAAAGCTTACCCGAAAATGTGGCCGTCATCTTCTACATGGAAGCCAATTTCATGCAGGATACATTACTGGATGAATTTGAACGCGAAGGAGACGAACGCGGACACCAACTCCCGCTAACGCCGGATAAACGTAAAAAGCCCGATAAAATAGCCCGTATTGAAGCGGTGTCTCCGCTATGGGAACGTGGGTTCATATATTATAACATAGATAAAGAAAACGACCCCGATATGGTGGCGGGCATCGACCAAACGCTAGGCCTTGAACGCGGCAGCACAGTACACGACGACGCACCGGATGCGGACGAAGGCGCTATATGGAAGTTTCAAAAATCGACGCGCACCGAAGCGTTCAAACCACGCATGGGTGGGCGCCATATTATTAACAAACATAATTCATGGTGATATGAAAGAATTAATTAAAAGACTATTGTTTGGCTTTCACTTCAAAAAGTCAGTCAGAAAGGCGGACAAAATGCACCGTCTTACAACGCTTAAATATTTTGTTATCATCCTTAACGGGAAACTTTGCGTAGTAGCGAAACAAGATATTAAAAGACTTATCCGGACACGTTATTTCCGCAAAGGAACACGCGTCGAACACATAGAGGCACGCGCACTCTATACAACACACTAAAGCCATGGAACTGACCAAAGAAGACTATATGGCTATCATTGGTGAAATGGCCTATAAAAATATCGCAGGAACCGACGAAGCAAACATGCGTCGCTGTGAGAGAGAAGCGCAGGAAGAAATCAGTGGCTATCTTAGATCGATATATGACGTGGCAAAAATATTCAGCGCTACCGGCGAAAACCGCAACCCGCAAATAGTCATGTTTATGGCCGACGTCACGCTTTATCATCTATCCGCGTCACTTCCGCAAAAAATGGGATCGGAAATAAGGAAAGAAAGATACGACCGCGCTATTAAATGGCTGGAGGGCGTACAATCAGGAAAGATAGTGCCGGATATACCCCGCGCCACCGTGTTGGACAAAGAAGGCAATAGCACCGAAGCCGGCGCTTTTATTTATGGATCAGAAAAAAAACTCACTCACAACTGGTAACATGTCTATATTTAATCATTTTATAAAAAAAGGTAAGACAGAACAAAAAACGGTGCCTATATTGCACACGAAGTTTGGCGACCTCAATCTGTCAAAAGCGGACGATCGGAACGAGGTACGCAAACTCATAGTCGATCTCATGCAAAACACCGACGCGTTGACGCGTAAAGACATTGGCGACTGGCGCGCCGCCTGGCAAATGGCCATCAATGTCGATACACCCAATCGTGTACGTCTATATAACATTTACCGAGATGTAGAAGCCGACTTGCATCTTTCGGGCTGTGTCAGTCAGCGAAAAGGCTTTGTAATGTCACGCTCCTTCAAACTAAGCAAACCCGATGGCAGCCCTGACGAAGAAGCTGTAAAACTTTTTAATACGACCTGGTTCAAGGACTTGATGGATTATTGTCTGGATGCCAACTATTGGGGATTTTCCCTTATCGAAATGGGCGATGTGACAACCGACGAAAACGGACTAATGAAGTTTGACAGTGTGACGCTAATACCCAGAAAGCATGTCATACCGGAAAAGGGGCGCGTAACACATTATGAAAACGAAGCATGGCAATCAGGTATCGACTATCACCAACCACCTTTTTGCGACTGGCTTATAGAAGCGGGGAGAAAAGACGATTTAGGACTTTATCTCAAAGCCGCCACACAGACAATACCTAAAAAAAACACTTTCGGTTTCTGGGATAACTTCGGTGAAATGTTCGGCATACCTTTTCGCGTAGCCAAAACGACAAGTCGTGACGGTAAAGATCTTGACGATATTGAAAATATGATGAACAAAATGGGCTCCGCAGGGTGGGGCATCTTTCCCGAAGGCACCGAAATAGAAATAAAAGAAACGGCAAAGGGCGATGTTTATAACGTGTTTGATAAGCGAATAGATCGCGCCAATAGTGAGCTTTCAAAACTCGTTATACTCCAAACCATGACTATCGAAGACGGTTCTTCGCTATCCCAATCACAAACCCACTTGCAAATTCTTCAAAATTTGGTAGAAAAAGACGCCGACCGGTTCCGTGACGTCGTTAACGACCAGCTTATCCCACTTATGATAAAACACGGATTTCCCGTTAAAGGACTTGTTTTCGACTGGGACTACTCCATTGACTATACACCCGAACAACAACGGGAATATGAGAAAATGCTGCTCGATAACTACGAAATAGACGGATCCTATTTCGAAGACAAATACGGCGTACCTGTCGGAGAAAGAAGAAGTGGCACGTCCACACCCTCCCGCGACTCCAACAATCAAAATAACGCGCACGGCAGTTTTTTCGACTAAGCCCCGCCGACTACGTGGGGCTACACAATAGGTATCGCGAAATATTGGGTGGGCCAATACATACTGGATTTGCCAAAGAAAAAGGAAAAATATCGGCTTCCGAAGCTGAACAGCTAAGAAAAAAGTTTGAAGGCATGATGCAAACGCTACACGAACAAAAAGGCGCCTCCTTGTCTATTAGGGTCATGGCGGACGACAAAGTACAAGACTTTATTAACACCCATGCCAAAATATTGGACGACACATACGGCGGTGTAACCATGTCCGACAGAATGCGTCAGCGTCTTAACCGGTCCGATTATATATTTAGCGGAATGAAGGCCTTTAATGAGCTGGGCGAAGCCTTCCCGTCACTTACTGACGAAAACGGTGATAGAAAACCGTTTGAACGATTTTTAAATGATGTTCAAAAGATAGACGAAACATATAACAGTGATTACCTGCAATCGGAATATAATTTTGTAACCGCTTCCGCAGACATGGCGGCAAAGTGGGACGAGTTCGCATCCGACGGCGATAGGTACCTTTTGCAATATCGTACCGCCGGGGACGACAGGGTTCGCGAAGAACACGCGGAGCTGGAGGGTATAACACTTCCTATAGACGACGGGTTCTGGGAAAGTTATTACCCACCAAACGGTTGGAACTGCCGCTGCACGGTCGTACAGGTGAGGCGGGGGAAATACGACGAAACAGACCACGGCGAAGCGATGAACCTAGGAAAATCGGCATTAAAAGGAGATAAGCGCGGCATCTTCCGTTTTAATTCCGGGATCCAGGAACGCACCGTACCGGCCTACAACCCATATACTATCAAAAAGTGCAAAGACTGTCCCCTGGGGAGTGGGAATGCCTCTAAAAACGCAGCAAAAAGCTTAACGAACAACCAACTTTGTGGGGCTTGTAAATTGCTGAATAAGCTGGCAAACAAAAAACAATAATATGGAATTAAGAATAAATGAAATTACATGCTGCAACTGTCTGGACGGCATAAAACTAATACCGGACAAGAGTGTTAAATCCATCATTTGCGATCCGCCTTATTTTCTAGGTATGACACATGACGGGGCAAAAGCACAAATGTCGGATCTCGCCATTTGTACACCGTTTTTCCAGGAACTTTTTAGCGGGTTCCGTCGCGTTCTAACCGATGACGGATCCATCTATTTTTTCTGCGACTGGAGAGGATACACTTATTATTACCAGCAAATGCTGCAGGCGGGCGTGATTCCTGATAATTGCATCGTATGGGATAAAGGAAGCGGCTGTGGAAACTTTTATACGTTCGAACATGAATTCATTATATTTGCGACGAACAACCGTAAATTTCACGCCGGAGGGGCGCGCGGCATCATCCATAATATACCGTCGTTTCGTACCGGCGCGCGCGTCAGTGACGGCGAAAAGGTGCACCCGACACAAAAACCTGTCGCACTGATCGCAAAACTAATTAAGGACAGCACAGTACAGGGCGATATTATACTGGACTGCTTTGCAGGATCGGGAACGACGGCAATAGCCGCAATGAGAACCGGAAGACGTTATTACTGTTTTGAACTGCAACAAAAATATGTCGACATTGGACGAAAACGCGTTGCGGA